ACTTCGATTTAACAAATACTGTGAACGTCTACAAGGAATGCTTGAAGAAGTATTTAATGTAGAATTTAAACTTTATTTAAAAAACAAAGGTGTAAATGTTGATTACGCAATGTTTGACTTGGAATTAACACCACCACAAAACTTTGCGGCATATAGACAAGCAGAATTAGATAATAATAGAATAAGCACGTTCAGCACAATACAGGCAGTTCCTTTTATGTCAAACAGATTTGCACTCAGAAGATTCTTAGGATTAAGCGATGAAGAGATTGCAGAGAACGAACGTCTATGGAAAGAAGAAAATCAAGAAACACTAGACGCAAGTATGGCACAAGCAGGAGCTGACTTAGGTACACCAGCACTTTCAGGTGCAGGTATCACAGATGACTTAGGTGGACTTGAAGACGATTTAGGAGGAGAAGCAGACGCAGTTGATGCAGGAGAAGGTACACCACCTGAGACTGCAACAGGTGCTGATTTAGGAGCGGCACCAGCGCCAGCAACTGATCAAACTGTATAAATAACATTATGATACTGAGAGAATTATTTTATTTTGATAAAGACAGCCTAGAACCAATAGAAGACCTTTCATACAGTCCAAAGGACGATAAAAGTGTGATCAAAGTAGATGATAGTAGAAAAACTAGACTTTCTCTAAAAGATATCAACAAAGCTCGTAAAGCTCAAGATTCTCATCAAAAACAAACAGAATCCGAGCTAGAATTTGTTAAACAAATGTACGGATTAGCTGCACAACAAGCTGCCGCTGTTTAACATAGAGTGACAAATGCCAAAGAAAAAGATTGCATTTGTGCTAGGAAATGGCACAAGTAGGAAGATAATTAATCCTGTTGACTTGAGACCGTATGGTAAAATATACGGTTGTAATGCTTTGTTTAGAACGTTTGCACCTGATTATCTTGTAGCTGTAGACACAAAAATGGTAATAGAAATACAACAAGCAGGTTATCATCATAATAATGAAGTATGGAGCAATCCAAACAAATTAACAAAACAAGATCCAAATATCAACAAATTCAATCCTAACAAAGGTTGGAGTAGTGGTCCAACTGCTTTGTTTATGGCTAGTACTCACGACAATCCAGTTATATACATTTTAGGATTTGATTATACAGGTTTAGGAAAAGAACACGAACTTGTTAATAATTTGTATGCAGGTACAAAAAATTACAAAAATGTCAACGATAGAGCAACATATTACGGAAATTGGCAAAGACAAACTTTTAACTGTATAAATCAGTTTAATCGAACTAAATACGTGCGAGTAACTGAAAATGAGGATAGCTATATACCAGATAACTTTATAAATTGTAAAAATTTAAAACATATTACAATTAACGAATTTATGGAAAATTTTAAGATTTCTCCATATAATTCGTAAAATACGCTGTTTTGACCCCATTTTAAGCGTATATTTTCTAAAAAGTGTAAATATAATAGACAGCCTTGTAAAGATATATAAAGGAGATAACAATGACTGATCGCAACAAGTTTGAAGAAATGCTTGAGCGCCTCGTCAATGAAGACAGAGAAGGTGCGGAAGAGCTTTTCCACGAAATCGTGGTAGAAAAATCACGTGAAATTTATGAAAATTTACTAGAAGATGAAGAAGTTGAAGAAACAACAGACGAAGAAGTAGATGAAGCTACTGATGAAGAAGTTGACGAAGCAACTGAAGATGATCTAGACGAATCTACTGATGAAGAAGTAGATGAAGCAACTGATGAAGAAGTTGAAGAAGCAACAGATGAAGAAGTAGATGAAGCAACTGACGAAAAAGTTGAAGAATTTATGGAGCCAACTGTAGAAGCTGATCCAGTAGACGATATGATGGGTGATATTGAAGATCCAGATATGGGAATGGACGAGCCAGCCGACGCCGATATGGGTATGGACGGCGAAGGTGACGAAGACCTTGAAGATCGTGTAATGGATTTAGAAGATGAGCTAGAAGCACTAAAAGCTGAATTCGAAGATATGATGGCTGATGATGATGGTGAAGAAGCAGGCGACGAGATGCCAATGGGTGACGAAGAGCCAGGCGACGAAGATCCAGAAGAAGAAGCAATTGCATTTGAAGCAAACGATGAAGAAGTTGAAGAAGCTACAGACGAAGTAGAAGAATCAACTGCGCCAAAATCAAACACAGAATTGATGAGAGAGTACGTTGACAAAATGTCAGACGAACCAAAAAAAGGCGATAATGGTGCAAATGCAAAATCAGTAGTAGCAGGCGCAAACGATATGGGCGGCACAACAGCTAACATCGCAAAAGGCGGTTCAGCTGATATGGGCGGCACAGGTGCAAGTGCAGCTAAAGAAGATTCCGCTGGTAACGTAAATGTTCCTGGTGGCAAAGCGGCTAAATCATTAAAGTCGCAACCTGGTCACGGCGCTGAAAAGAAGTCAAAGCCAGAGAACGCTGACAATAAAAAATCAACTATTGGAAGCTAATAGAGGACTGATTGATGAAAGTACTAAACGAACATTTGAGTTTTGACCAAGCTAAGATTGTTGTTGAGTCTGCTAACGAAGGCAAAGACCTTTATATGAAAGGTATTTGTATCCAAGGCGGAGTCAAAAACGCCAATCAGCGTGTTTATCCCGTGAATGAGATTAGCAGGGCTGTCACCACACTCAACGAACAAATTAGTGGCGGCTACTCAGTGTTAGGAGAAGTAGATCATCCTGAAGGACTTAATATTAACCTTGACCGTGTATGCCATATGGTTGAAAGTATGTGGATGGACGGACCAAATGGTTACGGCAAATTAAAAATTTTACCAACCCCGATGGGAGGTCTAGTAAAAACAATGCTTGAAAGCGGAGTTAAACTAGGCGTCTCATCAAGAGGGTCGGGTGAAGTTGATGGCGGAGGTCAAGTTGCCGGATTTGAAATAATTACCGTGGACGTTGTGGCACAGCCAAGCGCCCCTGGTGCGTATCCTACACCAATTTACGAACATTTGATGAATGAAAAAGGTGGATACAAGGCATTTTTAACTTCGAGAGAAGTCCAAGGCGATAAACAGGCACAAAAATATTTAAAAGAGAGCTTATTAAACATAATAAGCAGGCTCCAATAACGAGGAGAAACTAATGTTAGAAGCACTAAAAAATCTCTTCGAAAATGATGCACTATCGGAAGAAGTACGTTCAGAGTTAGAAGAAGCGTGGAACGCAAAAATTAAGGAAAATCGCCTTGAAGTCACTGCGGAACTACGCGAAGAATTTGCTAAAAAATACGAACACGACAAAACAACAATGGTTGAAGCCATTGACGCTTTAGTCAGCGAAAAATTAGCAGAAGAAATCGCAGAATTCCAAGATGATCGTAAGCAACTTGCAGAAGCAAAAGCTAAATTTGCAGTTGCACAGCGTAAAAATGCCAATCTAATGAAAACTTTTGTTTCAGAGCAATTAGCAGAAGAAATAAAAGAGCTACACGCAGATCAAAAAGCAACTGCTGATAAGTTTGTTGCCTTAGAAGAGTTTGTAGTTGAATCACTTGCAAAAGAGCTTGCAGAATTTTACGAAGATAAAAAAGACTTAGCTGAAACAAAAGTACGTCTTGTACGTGAAGCTAAGAGTCATCTTAATGATGTTAAAACACAATTCATTAAGAAAAGTGCCGCGTTGGTATCAGAAACAGTGTCAAAAGGACTTACAAAAGAAATTTCAGCACTCAAAGAAGATATCGATCAAGCACGACAAAATGATTTTGGTCGCAAGTTATTCGAAGCATTTGCAAACGAATACAGTCATTCTTATCTAAATGAGAAGAGTGAAACTTCAAAACTTCTATCAGTTGTAGACACAAAAGAGAAACAACTTGTAGAAGCTAGAACAGCAGCGGCTAAAGCTATAAAACTTGCGGAAGCAAAGGCAAACGAGGTTAAATCAATTAACGAGTCAATTGCTCGCAAAGATAAAATTGATGGTCTAGTTGCTCCATTGAGCCACGACCAGAAAGATATTATGATGGACTTACTGGAATCAGTTCAAACAGATC